TACGCCTTCTTTTCCGTGATGTGTTGCCATTTGTTTTCTTCCTTCTTTTTACTTTTTACTTGTTTGTCTTTTTCTTGCTTATAACCAAGTTCTAAAAAATTATCAAGTTGTGTTTCGTTAATTGTAACTTCGTGTCCATCTTTGTATAATTTTATATCTTTAGCCATAATGTTTTTTTAATTTAATATCTATTCATTGTCAATCCTTATGGTGTTCCACTTTGATGTTCATAAAGTACTGATACTGTTAGATTAACTGCTCCAAATGGAAATAGTTGTCCACCATCAGATTCAATATTAGTAACTTGTGTATCAAGTGCATTACCACCTCTAGTTATATCAGATTCTAATGCTGTTTCAATAGCAGTCGCAAGATTATTTCTTGCAGTATCTATGTTGCTTTCTGCACCTTTTATAAAACATTGTATTAAAAACTCTAATGTACTTAACCTAGTTTTTGCACCACTTCCTAGTTCTTGATCTTCTTTTGTTTCTTCTATCGTTTGTACTAGTACTGCTGGATATTGTTGTTGTGATAATTCGTCTAAAGGAAATGGTTGTCTTGATACCTTTTTGATTGCTGGACTAGAAACACCACTAACGACTGATACAATATTTGTAGCTATATCTTCTCTCTTGCTCATATATTAAAATTCTTCATTCTTTTTTTTATAAACTTTGCAAACTCTCTTTGTATTGCTTTTTCATTCGCTCTGCTAAATCCAAAGAACTTTCTTTTAGGTAAATTACCTAAACCCTTTTGGTGAAACAATGCTTTATTTGCCTCTCTTTGACTTCTAAAAAACAACTTTACTTTATTCTTGCCCTCAGGTCTAGCAGAAATAGATTGTAGCATTCTATTTGTATCTTGTAAGTTTACTGTTGTTTTACCTTTTTCATCAGAATAAGATTTACTATATGGTACAAATCTTTTACCATCTTGATCAAAACCTCTATCTGTTTTATCCAAAATTATTTCTTTAAGTTGTAATCCAGCACGTAACAAACCTTTAGTTACTTCTCTAGGTAATTTCTTTCTAAATTTTAGAAATCGTTTTCTAACTTGATTGAGGTTTGTATCTACTTTGGCACTTAGCATTATCTTTGTAATCTACGACTACCATGTAAAGGTTCTCTTTCGTTTACTGAAATAGTACCATCTGTTTTTGAATCGTATTCTACACCATCTTCTAATACTGATCTAAATTCTCTGTTATATTCATTTTGATAATGTTCTGCCATTCTTTCAAATCTGTCTTTATCTGCCTCAGGTCTAAACTTACTTAGTGCTGGGCAAAAGTATTTATATAAAAATAAATATACTCCAGCCCTTTTGAATTGATCTAAATTGATTTTAGTATTAACCATTTCTTCTGTGTTTAATACCGTTATGTCTGTATAGACGTTTGTTTTATATACTGGCCACCAACGTATTCTTAATTCTCTAAAAATATCATTTGTTGTTTGTGAAATAAAAAAAGCTACTTCTGAAGTTCCTGAACCAATACCAAAATCAAAAATATCTGTCTGATACTTTGCGACCTCAGTAGCATCTATAACATTAGCACCTGTAAAGTTTGTCATAAAATTCCTTTACCCTATGGGCGATTTCTCGCCCATAAGAATATGATTATTAGCTTACTATACTAGAATCACCTTGTATTTCAACACCATAAGTATCGTGTAATTCACCTACACCATATACTGCTGTTGCTACAATTTCATCTGCTCTTAAGCTAGCATCTCTCTGAGTTTCTACTTTTAGGTCTTGCATCATTGCCATACCTAATGCATCTGAGTGGAACATAGCTGATTTGAAATCACCTGCGTTTCCAGTGTTAGCAATATTAGAAGTTTCGAAAATTGGTATTCCACCTAATCTTCCTATGAAACCATTTCTTAATGCCTCATTTGCTAAGTCAGATACGTTTCCAGAAGTTGCGAATGTATTTGTTATACCTTTTTTAAGGTCATAAGCAATATCTGGGTGGAACACTGCTGACACACCATTTAATGGTACGTTGTTTCTTCTAAGTGTTGCGATTGCTTGGAAGAAATGCTCCACAGTAACTGCTGCTGCTGTTGAACCTACTGTATTGGAAAAACCATCAAATAAAGCAGTTAAGTCTAAGTCTTGTTTCTTAGCGATTGCCTCACCGAATAATCTACCAATGTCTGCTGCCACGTTTCTTGGAGCAGAGTTTCTTGCTAGGTCTGTTAATGTTGTCATGATTCCATGTTCACTTGCAGTTATTGTAACTGAAGTTGGATTCACTTCTGTGTTGGAAAGATCAGATGCCTCTGATACTGCACTAGCTGAAACTGTGCCGTATATCGGAATTTCTACGCTCTTACCCCCACCTGCGATAGCATAACTTTTCACAAGTGGTCTCATTATAGATTGTTCACTTGCTACGAATAATGCCTCTGCAACAATCTCAGTATATAGTTCCGAGAGTGTTGACGATGTTGTTTCGTTTGCCATTGTTGTTTCCTATTGTTTATTGTTTAAATTAATTTGAATAGGTTTAGAATCTCGTTGTTTGCGATACTCTGCATACTTCTTACGATCCTCTTCCTTACTCATATCTAAATCCTGAATACTGAAAGGTTTTACAGTTTTACCCTCGACGCTACTCTGACTCCCTACTCCAGACTTAGACCCTTGCGAGAAATGTGGGTTAGCATCTAAGAACTCCTTAACAGATTCTTCAATCGTAAGTAGTTCACCTTTGTCGTTATACCTTGTATTATTATGTTTGTCTAGTATTTCGATACGATTATCGTCAGTTAATTTGATATTATTTTTCATTAGCTGAACAATCTGTTGAGGATTGATTGCGTTCATTTTTGATGCAACAGACATTACAGAATTATCGACTTTTTCTACTTTAATCATATTTTTCATACGATTAATCTCATCGTCTTTTTCTTTAATCCTTTGTTTCATTAGATTTTCTAAGTCTGCTTTAGTCTTAGCATCTTTAACTTGTCTTTCTTTTTCTTGATCTTCTACAAGTTTTTTTTGCTCTTCTAATGCTTTTTGTTGTTTTGCTTTCTCTGATTCAAGTCTTGATTTGATTATGTTGTTAACTTGACTTTGTGTAAATGTAGCCTCTTTAGGTTCATTTACTTCTACTTTTTCAGTAGTTTCTTTTGTAGCCTCTGTATTGGCTACTTGTTCTTTTTCTGCCATTTTCTACTCCGTTAGTTAATTATTAACTTTCCGTCTTGATCGTACCATGTTGGACTCACAAAACTCCATTGATGACGACAATTATAACCACCACGAACTATTAATGGATTACCAGCTTTCTTGCCTTTCCAAGAACGTGATCGCCATAGTTTCTTGACTTCATCAATCGTAAATACTCCTGATCTTCTCTTATCAAGTTTTCCTGACTTTAGCAATCTACAAAAATCTCGAGTTGTAGGTATTAAAGAACCCTGATACTTGACATGAGTTAAACCAGCATCTTCTGACTTTGCAAGGTTTAGTTGAGAGTCAAATTCACGTAAGCTATCGTTTAATACTTGACCAGCAAAACGTTTCATATTCTCACCTGTTCTATCTCTTGCAAATTTTGTTTGTAACACTTGTATGTTTTTTGTTAATCTATCTCTTACTGCTCTACCACTAGTTGTTCTTTTGTCTATTGACCTAACTTTAACCTCATCTCTTTTGATTTTCGCAACTAGTTTATTAACTTCTGCATCTTTTGAACTAGCATAGATACCATTTATTGTTTGTCTCATTTCTTGTTCTAACTCTGCAAAGTCCACACCAGCTAAAACAGACTGATAAACCTTTTCTGATAATCTTCTTGTAAATGTATTTGATACATCTTTGAACTGAGTAAAAGTTTGGTTTTTCAAATTTTTAATTAATGCTAAATCTGCCTCTGTAAGTTGTTGAAATCTTTTAGGTATATTGCCTATCTGCTTAAATGCTCTTTCAATTCTTTTAGCTTGTTTGTTAAAACCCTCTCTGACTACTGTGTCTGACCATTTTAAATATTCTTGTTCTAAAATAGCTTTGATTTTAGGACGCATTCTAATAGCTACTCTTAATTGTGCTACCTTTTCTAAATCTTCTAAATCACTAGCAACTAAATTAACAACTCTTTTTTCTATTCTGTCTAAGGTATCTATTAATGTTTTGTAATATTTTGATTCTGCTAATTCTATTTGTCTAATTCTATACTCTGCAAAATCTGTAACCTTGTCTGCCATTCATTAAACTTCCTCGTCCTCTACTTCTTCTTCTTGCTGAGGCTCATCTTGAGTAAATTCACCAACTTGACTATTGCCATCTATCTCATCCATAATGATTGTTAGTTTTTCATCATCATCAACTACTGCCCTAGCAATCTCTTTGTCAATTTCTTTGTTCAATGTTGGTGATGGTACATTAATTGATTTTGCTTGCTGGAAGAATAATAAATCAGTAGCATAATCTCTAATATTAAATGAGTCAGGATAACTTATTTCACCATCAAACTTGGCATTTTGATATTCTGCGTATATCCTAAACATTTGTTCCTCTGCTAATTGCAAGTTATCTGCTTTCTCTGATAACCTAGCATTTAACAATTCAAATTCTGTTTGTAATGCAATACCTGATGATACTTGTTGTCTTGTTGTTCTTACTGCTCCTGTGTGTGCTATTCTATTTATAGCCTCAACCTTTTTCGTAATTGAGTCCATAATTGATGTTAAGTTTTGCCCTGATGGTTGTAACAAGTAAGGTTTTAGATTTGGTTCCATTTCGTCAGGCATTTCAATTACTGCACCAGCACCAGCACTAGCATTTACACCTGCAGTCTTAACTAATGATGGGTGATTTGTTAATCTAATTAATTGTTCTATTTCTGAATATTCATTGTAAATTGCTTTTTGTAATTCTGCTATATCCACTAGGTCAGATTGACCAATCCCTCTCTTATGCGATTTAGAATTGTATAAAATAACTGCTGGTATTTTGCCAATCTGATTCTCGGCAGTATCTATTAGTTGTGGTTCTGTTCTGTCATCTTCTACATATATGGTATCAACTTTATCAGGATACCAAATACGCATATATGAACCACCTTTCCTATCTACTTCTTCTCTAATCTTTAAGTAGTTTAAAATGTATTTACCATTTGGTTGTCTTTCAAAGTTCCAATCAAATACATTTTCAGGAGTAACAATAGATACATAGGGTCTTATTTCTTGATTTAATTCTTCTGCCCTAGTTGCCGTTTGTATATTTGGCTTATCTAAAATCATAAAACAATGCCCATAAATAGATGCATAGTTTTGTGCCGTTTTCATCACTGTGTTTAAATTATTTCCTTCTAAATCTGCATCTTTTAAAAAAGGTTGCAGACTAGGTTCTTCTGACATACTACCAAAGTCTCTTGTAGCTTTTACTCTAAATAAAAAAGATGAATATATTTGTATAATGTTTTTACAATGGTTATCACAAGGAGTGTTACCTAACCTTTGATTAAACTCATGATCTAATTCTAAATTATATCTGTTTAGATATTGTCCAAGTGTATAATCATAACCACCATTATAACTTCGTATATACATTTCCCAGTTCTTTTGATTTTCAGAATAATCTTTGTGTAGTTCTAATGCTGAATCTCTGTTATATGCCATATCGTCTTTGTTGTACGTTCCATCTTTGAGGTTTAAAATCTATACTTCTTGATACAAGTGGTTTCACTATTTCTGTGAGATACCCGATGCTATCATTCATATGATCAAACCCATCTTCTTTATCAGGAATATTTGTGTTTTCCTTATATATTTGTCTTTGTAACCCTTTTATTATGATTTTGCAACTAGGATCAACAAAAATATATCTTTTACCTAATGCTGATTTTAGTCTTGAGTTAACTGCATTTATTCTATCTCTAACTGGGCTATGTCTTAATTTACATTTTACATTGAAACCAGCATTTTGCAAAATAGATAAGTCTGTCTTACCACCAGCACTAGTCTTTCTTTGCCTACAAGCTGGGTCAGGATAAATAAAAATCTTAATTTTACTGCCGTATCTTTGTTTAATTTCATTTACCATTTCATCTGTGTTTGATGAATAAATAACTATCTCATCTACAAAATGTATAATTTCTTTATCTATTTGTGCTACACTTGCAGACATAGGGTCAACGTTAAAATCTAAACCAATGTGTAATGGCTTTGTCCAATCTATCTTTTTTTCTTTTACATTATCCACAGCATGAAAATTGTAATAGACAGCACCAGCATAGTTCTCAAAACTACCCTCAAACTCTTGTCTAAAAGTTCTAATATCAACGTCTTGTTTTGCTTGTTCTAATTCTTCTTTTGATACCATGCCACCTTGTAAAGTAGTGTATTGAAAGCTATCCCATTCTTTGTCTGTTCGTCCTTTCTCAAACATACGATATGACCAATTACCATAGCCTTTGGGTGAACCACACATAAGTACATGACCCTCTGTATCTGCTATTGATGCACGTAATACCTCTGTCCAAGCCTTTTCATCAATGTCTGCAAACTCGTCAAGTATTAAAAAATTTATACCAACACCTCGTAATGAATCATAGTTTTCACAACCTTTTAATGAAATAATACTTCCTGTCTTTCTAATTTTAATTTGTAGGTTTGTTTCGTTGATACTATCTACCCAGTTAAATGTTGAGAGCATATCTTTAAGTTTTGCCCATGCAATCTCTCTAGCCATTTTAAAAGTAGGTGCTACATACCAGATGTTTTGTTTTACTCTTGTTGCATATTTCATCATTTCGGTAATACATAGAAATGTTTTACCAAATCGCCTACCCGATACTAAAACTCTAAATCTTTTATTTGATGTGCTTACTTGATGCTGGGGTTTTGTTAATTTTATCTTCATAACACCAATATCTTACTATCAGTCTATCTCTATTTAGCAAAGGTTCAAAGTTATCAACATATTTAATGATTTCATTTGCACCTGTTCTTACACAATTAGACCAAACATTGAAATTTTTTACTGACATTGAATCTGAACATACTCCAGATATTGAACTGCATAATTGTATTATTAAGACCCATTCCATTTCTTTTTGTTTTTATAATATCTTCTATGTACTTGTTTAGACCAAGTCCAAACTGATATTTTAGACGCAATACTTCCCATTGTTCTTAAAAGCCAGTCAATCATTGTCATACTCCTACACATACTATGGATATTTATATAAATCCTCTATTAATTTGTTTTTATCTCTAATTACTTTTTTTAACTTGCCAATCTCTTTAAAAAATAATTCTTTTGCCTTTTTCTCTTTATCTATCTCTAGTTCCTTAATGTCAATGACTGATTTTAACGTATCGACTTCTTTTTTTAGAATTTCTATTTGTGCCTCTAAGTCTGCTGTACCTTTATCTTTTAGATCAATTTTTTTTTTTGCTAATGGTTTTAAAACTTGTTTCTCTTGTGTAGAGTATTGTTTTATCATTTTGTCATTGATATTACTTTTAATATCTTCTTAGAACCCATATAGATTTCTGTTTCTGCTTTAATTTTTTTACAAGAAAACTGTACTCTCTCAGGTCGAACTTGCCTCTCAGCTATCCTTTTTGACTTAAGGCACTCACTCATTTTTTCTTTGTATGTATGCTCTATCACATCACCTTTAAGCATCATCAATAAAGCTACAACTGTTTCAATCATTAGTGTCCATTCTTTCTTACTTTGTCTTTTATAAGTTCAATTTGATCCATAACCCTATCCATATCTTTTTGTAGTCTAGTAATATTAGTTTGGTTATTTCTCATAGACTTAATTTCTTCTTGTATATCTTCTACATCAGAAATCAAATCTTCTATTAATAAAAATTGCTCTGAGTCAGCAGGCAAACTACCCATCTCGCCTCGTGGCCATTTTATTCTAAACTCGGTATTCTTCTCGACATCAGACAACATCAACTTGCCATTTGTTTCAATAATGTTTAGTCTTTCAATGATACCAAAATAAGCCCACACACTTACGGCTACTGCTATGATGATGCTAACTAAATTTTTAATACTTAAATCAATTCCAGAATCCTCTCGGACTTTTAATGGTTTCATTAACGATAACCTTTAACTATCCAATCTAGAATCTTTCTAATGTACTTTTTTATATTTTGAATCCACTTCTCCATGCTTTCAAACTCCAAAATGCTGGACTCAAAGACTTTTGCCCACGTACTTTTCTAAGAACTCCACCCATACGAGCCATAAAACTTCTTTTTCTCGCTGGTATGTTTTTCTTAATTCGCATAGTCTTTGAACCAAAGTTAACTTTTTGAACTCTACCAGTTCTTCTGTTTCTGACAAAGACCTTAAACTTTTTAACATCACCACGCATTGGCTTGTTTAATCTAACTGATCTACCTTTATACTTTGCCATTGTTTTTCTTTACCATTTATTGTGGCTCATTACCACCACAAATATAGCCCACTACTTGCTTGCCGTCATAGGTATGATAGTACAAATTGCTGAACATCTTTCTTTGCTTTCTCTCGTGTACCTTTACATTTTGATGAAACCAGCTAGAACAAGATGTATGTATCTCAAAAGTATCTAGTTTTATGTCGCCAAATGTAGTTAAATATAACAATGTAATCATTATTGGTTTCATCTTAGAGTCCTAGGTCGCCATTTGCTACAAACATAGGTATCTTTTACACCTCTTGATTTATATGTAAAACAAAATCCATGCCGTCTGGAAAACGTTGCACAAGAC